TCCCTTCTAAGCCCGTGACCGACGAAGCACCCACGCCGATGGCCGCCCCGACCCTCGTGCTGATCTCGGGGTTCGCCAGGGCCGGGAAGGACACTCTCGCCTCCGGGCTTCTTGAGTGGTCCACCCGACCCGCCGAGCACATCAACTTCGCTGACGCCCTGAAGGAGGCCGCGAATCAATACATGGACTACCTCGGCCTCGACGGCGACTTCTTCCGAGAGGACTTCAAGGTCGATAACCGCGACTTCCTCGTCCACGCGGGCAAGTTCGCGCGGCGCATGGATCGGGACGTCTTCGCCCGCCACTTCGCCAACTGGTGCCCGGTGATGAAGCATCACGACCAACCCTCCCCCGAGACGGTGGTCTGCTCCGACTGGCGCTACATCAACGAGCTGCGGGTCTGTCAGGATATCCTCTGGGAGAAGGGCTGGAAGGTCCGCACCGTCTATGTCGCCACCGCCGGCATCGGCCCCGCCAACGATGAGGAACTGGACAGCATCGCCGAGATACGGGCCGCCCATTCCTTCGACCAGGAGTACATCTTCAAGCCGAACGCCCGCCAGCAGATCATGTCCGAAGGACGCATCCTCGCCAAGTCATGGAGGCTCTGACCCCCGAGACGCTGGCGTGGGCCCGCAAGGTCGGCCTGTCCCCTGAGCGCGTGGCCTTCCTGCTCGCCTGCCCCAAGTATACCATCTGCCACGGCCAGCGTAAGTCCGAACGCAACGTGAAGGACAACCCGAACCATCACCTGCAGCGCCTCGGTGACTGCTACTGGTTCCGGCTACGTCGTCGCGGCACGGACATCGTCGAGAACATCGGCGGTGACCTGACCACGGCCCGCAAGCGCCGTGACGAGATGCTCGCGGCCTTCGACGCGGGCAAGCCCATCCCTTACCTCAACGCCCGCTGATGAGCACCCGAGCACCAAAAGGCAAAGCCATAGAAGCGGCCCTGTATCAGTTAAGGCATGGCTCTAGCACAAGAATGGCCGCAATCATGTTTGGGGTTCGTATTTCAAGCGTGGCACCAGCCGCAAGAAGGCTAGGAGGAAGCATCATGTCCGTCAGGCAGAACAGGCGCATCTTCAAGAACAAGGGCTGTTACTGCTTTCGTTACAGGACGGCGACTTTGAACGTTTACCGCAGGCTATCCCCGGACATCCACAGAGCCCGCATCATGCGTGACAAAATCGAGCAACAGCTCGGCCTTTCCAAATGAGCACCCCGACCCGCTTCGTAGCCTTCGGTGACAACCACGGCGACATGGCCGACGAGAACGCCGTCGAGGCCCTCTGCGAGTTCATCAAGGACTACAAGCCGACCGTCCGCGTCCACCTCGGGGACTGCTTTGACTTCCGATCGCTCCGCCGTGGGGCTGGACAGGATGCCGAAGGCGCCGAGTCCCTCATCTCCGACATCGAAGCCGGGGAAGCCTTCCTTGAGCGCACCAAGCCCACCGTCTACCTGATGGGCAATCACGAGCACCGCGCCCAAGCCCTCCAGCATACCTCCGGCTCCGCCCTGGTACGCGACTACTGCGCCGACCTCGAGGCCCGCATCAAGACCGCCGCAAAGAGCTGCGGAGCGAAGACCATCCTGCCTTACCACGCCGAGAAGGGCGTCTATCGCTTAGGACAGGTCGCCTTCATCCACGGCTACGCCCACGGCCTGAACGCCACCGCCGAACAGGGCAAGCACTACGCCGACCGCGGAGGTGCTCTGATCCACGGCCACACGCACACGCTCGCCCAGGTCAACCTGACGAAGGCCGAAGGCGGCGCCGCGTTCTCTGCCGGCTGTCTCTGCCAGAAGGACGCCATGGCCTACGCGTCGCACCGCCTAGCGACTTCCCGCTGGGGCTCAGGCTTCGCCGCCGGCTGGGTCGATGGCAAGGACTGGAAGGTCTGGCTCGTCCACCGCGTCGGCTCCCGCTGGGTCTGGACCACCGACCTCAAGGTCTTCACCCCGAAGGCCCGATGAAGCGCTTCGACGCCCACGCCCTGTTCGCCGCCCTTGTCAGCGAACCCAAGGACGTCCCTGATGGCTGGGTCAAGACCATCGAGGTCGTGCGTCTCCTAGGTTATAACACCCGGGCAGGGATAGCCCTGCCTCTGGCCCGCATCGTCAAAGCCGGCTACGCTGAACGGAAGACCATCCGCCGAGGTCGGTTCGTTTATCGCTTGTCGCCTAGGTTCAAGACCTGGCCCGCCGCCAAGGCCGCAGCTGAAGCCCTCGAGAAGTTTAAGGCCCCTAAGGGATGGGTCACCCTTTCCGAGTACGCCCGCAAGCACGACCGCACCGTCCGCGGCATCCAGTACCGCATCGACGGCACCTCCATCCCTGTCCGCATCCTGCGCAATCCTCGGAGCGTCCCTTACTACCGCCAGTCCGACCTAGACCGCGTCCTACGCAAAGCATCTTGACCACGGGCACCCACGCCCCCAAACCCCAACCCTCTCTTCCATGATCCCGCCGAATAACGTCGCCGCGGAACGCCACCTCCTCGGCGTCCTCCTCCGCGAAGCCTTCCCCTTACCGGGCGACCTCCAGCCCTCCGACTTCTTTGAACCAGCGCATCAGGACATCGCCGCCGCCATGCTCTCGCTGGCCGTGGACGGAGTCGCCCCCGACGAGCTGACAGTCTCTCAGCGCTTACGCCAGGCTAACAGCCCGGTGACCGAAGCCACCGTATCGCTCTTGGTCAGCGATGCCGGTCAGTCGGCATATCGCCCCGAACACGCGGACCTGATCGCGGACGCCGCGACCCTGCGCCGTGCCCTGGTCGCCGCCGAACAGGCCACCGACCCCGACACGCTGCTCGACCATTATGCCCGCCTAGCCGAGACGCGCAAGGGACGTAAGCCCAAGGTCGGCCCTGCCCGCATGGACTTCGACGCCCTGCTGTCCGCCGACCGCAAGAACGACCCTAAGTGCATCCTCGGCAACCATCGCTGGCTCTGCAAGGGCGGTTCACTCCTGATCGTCGGCCAGTCGGGAACAGGCAAGTCCTCCCTGATGATGCAGGCCGCCGTCCATTGGTGCATCGGCAAGGACTTCTTCGGCATCAAGCCTGCCAAGCCCTTACGGGCCATCGTGCTCCAGGCTGAGAATGACGCGGGGGACATCTCCGAGGCCCTTCAGGACGTCATCGCCGGGGCTTACATCGACACCGCCGAACGCGACCAGCTCAGGGACCACCTCGCCATCTACCGCGACACCGTCTCGACAGGCACGACCTTCACCTCGGCCCTGCGTGACCTCATCATCGAGCATAAGGCCGACATCGTCTTCGTCGACCCTCTCCTGTCCTTCGCCGGCATCGACGTCTCCGATCAGGAGCAGGCGTCCAAGTTCCTGCGCCATGACCTCGCCCCCATCCTCCTTGAGACGGGCGCCGTCCTCGTGGCCATGCACCACACCGGGAAGCCCAAGGCCGCCTCCGACAAGGAAGGCCAGACCACCGCCGACCTAGCCTACGCGGGCCTCGGCTCCTCCGAGTTCACCAACTGGTTCCGCGAGGTCGCCGTCCTCTTCCGCTGCCAGGGCGAAGAGCCGATCTACAAGTTCGGCCTGACCAAGCGCCGTAGCCGGGCCGGTTTGAAGGACCATGAGAACCAGTTCAAGGGCGAGATTTACATCCGCCACGCCGCCGAGAAGGGGGTCATCCGCTGGGAATACAGCCAGCCCCCGTCCCAGAACGGCTCCGAGGTCACCCCAAGGAATAGCGATTCCAGCCCCGCCAAGGGGTCGCCACGCCGTCTTAGGGTCAACTGAGGGTCAACACCCGTACCCCCTGCCCATGGACTACCCGTCTACCCCCTCTCAACATCCCACTCAACATCCGTCCTTACCTAAAGGTAAGGGTACTACGGGCTTACCCCCTGCGCTTACGCTAGGGGACGCCCTTGTGATGGAGGCATCAGCGACATGAAAAGGAACCTCACTCCCGGTCAACTGAACTACCTGGCCAAGAAGCGCTGGTGGACCAAGGTCCGTAAGGCCGCATGGGCAAGGATGCCGGAGAAGATGGAGGCCATCCGCGAACAGGCCACCAAGGTGGCGGCGGACAAGAAGCAGAGACACAACGATGCAATCAGGGAGGAGATGAAGACATGGCCCAAGACGATGAGCACCACGGAGCTGAGGGAACACATTGACCAGGCCATCGAATACGAAGGGAAGGTGACGTCCCTGATCTACCGGATGCGTAGGCATGGCATGATAGACTTCCAGACGGATGGGATGTGGCACAACCTTTGCCACTTGCCCGCTGAGTAATATCCTTTCCACTACACCTAGTGACCAAGGCAAGCATCAATGACCTCAGCGCTCCCGGCAAGGAGGCTAAGTCGTTTGACGCGTGGTTCTTCTC